GCCAGGAACTAATTTATCTCTTTCAAACTTACTCATATAAGATTCTACAGTCTCCATATTATTTGTAGAACTATAGTACATATTCTTATACTCTCTTTCTAATATTTGTTCTATAGTTGCCCATCCTATATTTGCGTTTTCACAGACTAGCAATGCATCATTATATTCAGATGCTATGCCTACCAATAAATTACCAAATTCTTTAGGGGATATTTTGCCTTTATATTCAGCAACTTGGACAGCATTTTCTATATCAAATATATGGAAAGCGGAGTAATCTGTAGAATCACCACGAGCTACGTCAGCTACTACCATATAAGACTTGCTATAATCTACTCCTTCCCATACCCATAAGTTACTATCAACACCCCTTCTTTCCATTGGATCCTTTTGATATGTTTCTTCGTAGTATGCCATATCTTCTGGTTCGAAAACTGTATCACCAGATGCTAGAAAATCACAATCACATTCTTGACCTGCCATTTTAGGACCTAAATCTGCATCTTGTTGATCTCTCCATTTTTGATCTCTTTCAGGATGTACTGTCCAGGGTAACCTGATAGGTAAGAAGCTATTTTCTCCTGTTTCAGCTTTTTCCCATGTTTGATGGAACCAGTTACCAATACCGTTAGGAGTAGATAGTGCCATACACTGTCCACCGGTTGCTAAGGTTTGTTGTGCTGCAGTAAAGGTTTCGTCTACATTATCTATAAAAGCCGCCTCATCCATCAGTAGTAACGATACCGCTTCCGATCGTGCAGCATCTGGTGATGATGATTTAGCTTGTACTTTTGATCCGTTTTTTAATCTAAGAGATAATTTGTTTTTTTCAACTGATGGTAATCTTAACCATTTTGGTAACTCATCATACATAAAGATTACTTTAGTAACAAGGTTACGAGCTGTAGCCTGAGTTGTGGCTAGAGCTAATACGTTTTTATCTTTATGAAATAACATTAACCATAAACTGTATGCTGCTGCTAAAGTAGATATGCCTAGCTGTCTAGACTTTAAAGTAATAAGGTATTGATTATCTCTGAATAAGTGAAGTACTTTCTCCTGAAAAGGGTAGAGGTTAAATAAGATCCTACCTCTAGTCGGGTGCTGTATATGGCAGTACTTCTTCATGAAGTACGCCGGATCTTTTGCGCACTTGATATACTCTTGTGCGATTATCTTTTTTATATCCTTTGCCATAACTACTTAACTTCTTTAACGTCTAATCCTAATTTGTCAGAATCGTGGTTAGGAGTATTTTTACTCTTGTGAGATACATTAAATCTACCTGCATCAATTACATGATAGCTAGGCTCTAATGTTTTTTTACTGATGTCGTACTTAACATATTTTACTGCAACGAACTGATTAAATAATTCATTAAAGTTTAATTCAGGCTTTTCAGTATTTAAATATTTAACAAAATCTCTTTCTATTGATATCCTATCAACATGCGATTGTACATCGTCTGGTGTTTTTCCTAATTTAGGGAATTGAGGATACTGCTCTTTATAAGCTTTTACTCTATTTTTTAAATCTTGATTTCCAAATTTCTCTATAGCTGCAAACGCTCCTGCATAGACAGAATTATTAGATATAATTTCGGTAAATCTTCTTATATCATTAGGTACATCTCCGTTCTGTTTATCAACTAGTTTGAGTACATCTTCGTATTTTACAGTATTCCCAGATGTTTTAGCTGCTTTTGCACTAACTTGTATTTGATCTTCTCCTTTATAGAGTATATAGTCTAATAACCTATAATTACCTGCAGAAGGAAAAAATACAGAGTCAGCTCCTTTTGCTTGCCCATAAATTATAGCTCCATGAGGTTCACCAAAGTTTTTTCTTACTTCGTTAAAGAACCCGTTTGATAACTCAGCTATTTCTTCTGGGGAAGGAGGATTATCTCCTGTAACAGAGTATGTGAGTGCTTGTTTCTGAAGAGGTGTTAATTGTTCGTTTTTACTAATGCCACCTACTAACTCTTTTTTGAGTGTATCTAGAGATATCTTTTTATCAAGACTTATACCTAACTGTTGAGGTTTTAAATTAAAAAACTCTCCAGCTTTTTCTCCAGTTGGTTTTAAAGTAATGGTTATACCGTCTACTTTAAATTTTCCTTTTGCATTTAGCAGATTAGGTCCGTATTTTCCTGATTGTTCAAAACTGTATAGTAAAGACGGTCTATCTTTAGTATAAATAACTATATGTTTACTTGAAGCGGGGATAATTTGTTCTTTTTCTACTTCAAAATCTGCCATTATTTTTTCCGCAACAGCTTTTGCTTTATCGGTAAGAACATCATATTCTCTTTTATCAAGTTCCGTAACAGTTGGATTAAAACCAAACATAGATTCAAACAAAGCCATATCCTCTTGACTGTTAATGTCAGGATATCCTTTAGTAGTCTTGTAAGACCATTCTAATATTGCTTTGTCTATAAGATTCATTATGCTTCAGGTTCTTCGGCTGGTTCTTCAAAGTCAATTTCTTCACCTCCTAAATCAGCTCCTTCTTCTCCTCCTAGAACGCCTCCTTCATCTCCTTCTCCTTCTTCACCGCCTGTTGCGCCTCCTTCTCCGCCAGGAAAGTCTCCTCCGCCACCGCCACCGCCTCCGGTGTCAGTATCAGCAGGTTCTCCTTCTCCAGCTCCACTCATTGGTCCTTCTTTATATAGGATAGCTAATTTATCTAATGCCTGTTGATAATCACTTATCTTATTTATATAATATCTTTTACCCATTATTTGAGTTTCAAAGCCATCACCTAACCATTTCATAATATACTCTTGACCGTTTTTAAGATTGATTCTAAACTCAGTAGGTCTAGGAGATATCCAATCTATACTATCTACAAACTCTTTAAAGTCTTCAGTCTGTAGTTTAATAATAGCTGCTTTTAGAGTAGGAAACTTAGCTAAGATAGTATCTGTAGCGTCTTCTAATATAGTTTCTTCTGGAGCACTTGTATCTGGTTCTTCTTCTGGTGTTGGTTCTTCTTCATCTTCTACTTCATCTAGCATAGATTCACTTACATAGCCTCGTTTTTTTACATATGCCATATATTCTGCAAACTTTCTGTCATTTTCTTTTTCGTCAAAATCATCATCGTCATCATCTAACTCTTTATTAATATCTTTGACGATAAAATTACCAATAGCATCTCCATCAGGAAAGCCCATCTTAGCTAGTATAGGATTTTCTTCTTTGACGTAATTTAAATCAACTTGTTCTCCTGCTACATCAACATTAATTTCAAATTCTTTTCCAGATTTAGTATCTACAAGTCTATAAAACATTGTATCAGATATAGATGATTGGTCGTTAGCAAATATTTTTATATTTTTTACTTTACCAACAGTCAGTTCATCTCCTCTTTCTTCTTTTATAAGAGTAGCGTGTTTAACGAACATTTCATGTAGCTCTGCTAAAGATGCTCTATTTCTAATTAAAGAATATTGATCAGGTCTTTCAGTTCTTAAGTATCTTTGTAATTTTCTAAAGTTAGTTCTTATAAGCTCAAATAAATCTCTAGCTGCTTTATCAGTTCTAACATCTTTATCTCTCATTAATGATTTTATATCTTCAACAATATCTTTAAAATCATCATACATTTTTTCAAATGATGCTATAGGAATAACTTTATGAGTTACTTCTCCAGTTTCTTTATTTTCACCATCAAACTTCATATATCGAGACATGTCATTACTGAAGAAATCTTTAGGATGTAGTTTACCGTATCTTTTTTCGATAGCAGCTACAAACTCCTTTGGAAGGTCTTCTAGCTTTTTACGCTCTTGAATAGCAGCATATTCTTCTAAAATAAGTTTTTCTAATTTATGCATTACTTCTTTTTCTTTTTGTAGCCTTTATGCCAATGCTCGTTAGAAGTTTTAACATCTAATTCACTTACTGGTATATCTAATACTGTCTTTCCGTTTTCGAATAAAACATCATAATGAGTAACTACGTATTTATTTCCTTCTTTTACTAATGTGTGTTTTTCTGGAATGGTATTACCTTCACCGTATTTTTCGTGGACTACTTTAGCAGCACAATCATGTTTATATCCAGGAGCTGATTCTTTGGATAATTTATCTAAGTATTTAGCTTGATTGCCATGTCCTTTAACAGACTTCTTTAATTGCTTTACAATCTTCTTAACTTGGCTTTTTTCTTTTTTATCAAGTTCAGCTTCTTCAACACCTTTAGTATTGATGAATATATGAGTAATATGATCTATGATTTCTTCTGCTGCTTCTCTAGTAGAGATATCGTCCTCATTAGCCATATTAATTATAATGTCATTAATAGCATCTCCATCTCCTCTACCTTCATCTAATTCTTGACCTTTACCTATATTGGAAGCTTTTTTAATCTTTTCTTGTTCAAGCTTCTTTTTAATATCTGTAAGTTTCTTTAAATGAGGTACTACTGATTTATCTCCTGCTTTATATTTTTTAGCAAGTCTTTTCATAGTATGAATTGTAGTATCATAAAGATCGTCTACATTTCTGCCTTCTTCTATATCATCTCTTCCATCCAACATAGCCTCTAATTTCCTAATAGCCATTTCTAATGCTTCATCTTCTGATATTTCTGCTGTATGAGCTAGATTTCTGATTACTTGTTCTAAGTCTTCAAAAGCTGCTCTTACAAATCTATCACCATCTACTTCATTTACATTTTCATTTTCAGCTTTGAGTTTTAGAAGTTTACTTGCTGAATGTCTTTTGATTTTACCGTTATCTACTAATTCAAAAAACTCTTCAAAATCATGACCGGACTTTTTGTGTAGTGCTTGAAAAGAAGCATGTAAAGACTCTATACTGTATTTTTTAGTATTTGGAAAATCGTCTGCTAAAGAATCTCCATATTCAGTAGATAAGTATTCTCTTTCAAATTCTTCGAGATCACTTTCTTCATTTACTTTATCGGTATAAGCCATATTAGTAGGATCGCCTTCTGAAGGTTTAATTTTAGTAGTCATACCGTCTCCTTCTAAAGCTAATTGATCTATAGCAGGTTGTTTTTCTTCTGAATCTAAATAATGATATGCTTTTTGCATATAGTCTTTAGCTAATATTAACTTAGATTGCCACCAGTTAGGAAAATCTACTTCACCATCGAAGTTATCATACTTTTGTAATTTTTTAACTAACTTAGCTGCATATTGAGCAGTTTCAAACGCTGTTGATTGTAACATATCAGGTTCATCATCTTCATGCCCGACATCCATATCTTCTTTTTTAATCATCTCTTTTTCTTCTGACATTGGAATATTAGTATCTAAAATTTGTACCATATCACCTTCTAAATCATCTAATAGACCTGGATCATAATCTTCTTTTTTAAAGTACATAATTATACCGTCTGGGTCGTCGTTTATTTCATAATCTATATCGTATATATCATTAAAGATAACTTGAGCTTTATTTTGAGATGCAGCATCTTTAGATATTTTAATATAGTACATATTATCAGGAGCTTCTTTAATATTTTCTCTCATTGTAGAAAAATGTTTAATTAGTTCATTTTTTAGTACATCAACGTTAACTAAAGCCTCTCCTGAAGGTTTTACTCCTACATCTACTAATTCTTTATCGAAAGAAAAATCAGTTAGGTGTAACCTATCATCAGTTATATAAAATGAGAATTCATCTGTTGCTATATCTTTTTTATACTCTACATAAATCTCAAAAGAATTAGGTTCTATTCTTTTAGCTTTCATAGTACCTATTTCATCACCTGCTTCTTTTAAAGCTAAAGCTACTGCCTTACCTACTTTTTTGGCAATACTTTTAGTTTCATCTATTGAAAATTTTATATCTTCTTTTATTTCTTGACCTTTTGTTGTATCTATTCCTGTAATATTAGGATCACTTTTTAATCCCATAGCTGTTTTTCTGTCCATTTTAACTACTTTAGTATCGCCAGTCTTATCAGTAACAAACATAGTTTCTTCTGATTCAGCTATCTGTTTTTGTAAAGATTCTCTTAAGAGAGTAAGTTTTATGGTAGTTTCTTCTAAATCTGTGGTGGGTGTAGTTTTATATGCTCCGTTTTTAATTTTTTCTAAAGTAGATTCACATTTAGATAAACGGTCGTTTAGTTCTTTATAGGTCATCTTTAGTTGTTTATGTAGGTATATAGTATAAATAGATTAACTATTCCAAATAACGTTTTTGAACTTTTCCGGAGTTAGTCCGAAATAGTCTGTTCGCCATTTGGTCTGATCGAAAAAATCAAGGTTAATCCATTCATTTTTCTTTTTCCATAATTTATTAGCTATTTCATCCCAATCTTGATTAAGAACAAAGTACTCTAATTCTTGTTTTTTTTCCATTACAGCATCATATTCAAAAGCATCCCATTCATAATGAAATACTTCAAATACAGCATCAGGAGATACATAATCTATCGAAATATCTATACCCCATTTAGGTTTCATCTTTGTAAGCTTATATAGCATTGGATTAACATCCGCAATAGCTTCCAATTGATCATATGCATTAGATTTAAATCCTTTCCTTTCAAATATATCTGAGTGATTAATATGAGCTCCTTCTCTTTTATCCCATACGAACCAATCGTATCTTAGACAATCTTCATGTCTTCTCTCTATAGGTCGGAATCCATTCTTAGATAAAAAGACTTGTTCAGCCTTTGTAAGATGATAACCATTTTGATCAAATAAGTCTACACATGTACTATCTTTTAGTACCTCTATCTCGTCAGAGGGGTCTAAATAGTAACCTTGTTCGTGAAGCTTATTATCAGTTAATGTCATTTCTTACCGCCTTTCATGTTAGCACACCAGTGGTACATTTTTCCTTTTTCACCACCGTATTTTTTAGCTTTAGCTCTGAGTGAAGATACTGAGCCTTTACATGATGCTCCTGATTTTTTAACTCTGCCTGGTCTAGACTTACCTTTCTTTTTACCGTCTTTGTAATTTTCTCCTAATAGCTCTTCTATCATTACTTCTCTAACTAATTGAGCTAATTCATTTTTACTTGAAAGATACGCAGCTATAGCCATCTCTTTTCTTTTCTTTTGAGACTTTCCTTTAAATTGAGGAGCATTAGATTTTTTAAAATCATCTACATAATCTCCAGCGTCTGCTTTCTTTCCTAATGGCATATTATTAAGTTATAGGTCCTCCTCCTACCCAAGCATCACAGGATCTAGCACCTGCACACTTAAACCAGAAGAATTCACAGAACCCTATATTTGATTGTTTTACAATTTTTTCTCCTTGTTCCCCAATAGCCTTAGCTATCTTTTTAAGAGTACTTGGCTTTTGATTAAAAGCCGAACAATTACTACATCTAGAAGTTTTAGCATGCTCTACTGTAGTATCCCACATTTCAGCTTTATCTTCCCAAAACTTTTTAGAGCCTTTTTCGTCTTCAGGATTTAATGGACCGTATCTATACTCCTTTACGGTTACGTTTCTACTCAAAGTATTAAGATCTAAGTCAGTAATAGAGTCCATAGGTTTATTTTTTTTAAACCTCATCTCTTTTTCTTTTCTTAAAGCAGCAGGAGTGTTGTTTAGCCCATAGTCTGAAAGTTTACCTTCTATGACTAATTCTTTAATTACGTCTTTTAGTTTCATTTTTGTCCTTTCCAAATTTCACCTCTTCTACATCTAACTACTGCCCCTGAAGCATAAGCTGATGGCCAGGTATCATATTTACGTTTAGCTATTCTAGTACATCTATCGTCTTTTTCTTCTAGAGTGTTTTTATTTTGCATTTCAGCTATAGTACCTACAGTTAGGTTACGTATATCCTCTTTAGTTACTTTTTTATATCCAGACCCGTAAGGTGCTGCTTTACCATCTTGAGGGTCAGATGTTTCAGTATATTGAGTTACCTTGGGTACTTTAGATCTCATTTTATCTTTAGGGTCACTAAGTCTAGCTCCTCTTTCTTTAGCATCTTTAGACATTCTCCCTTTAACTAAATTACCTGATTTAGTAAAGTAATGTCCTGCTGGAGCTCCTTTTGTTTCTTGCTTTAGTGCATTACCTGCTTTTTTAGCATCTTTATATGCATTAGAGTTTTTATGAGAAGATTTTTTTCCTGCTTTTTTCTTAGCATTAATATTAGCCCAAAGGCCTTCTTTCTTAACTGTTGCTTTTTTTGTATTTTTCACGACTGTCTTTCCTTTACTCCCTGCTTTCTTTTTCTTTGCAGCAGTAGCGGCTCTTTGGCCTTTAGTTAAACTCTGTGCTTTTGCTTTTGGTAAACACCTGTCAGGGTTCTTTTTATTTTTAGAAGTACCGCAAGGTCCTGCTATATTACCAGAAGAAGAGATACGAACCCATTTCTCTTTTTTAAACCAGTCTCTTAAAGACTCTAATGTAATATTTTTTACTTCACTACTGGTCATTATTGTCCTATAGTTTCTGAATGCATCATTAACATTCTTATTACAATTCCTGCCATTATACCAAAAATTATCCATAAAGCTCTGTTAACTCCTGCTTTCCAGCTTTGAAGTTCATTTAACTTACTTAAATTATCAGCATAAAGCTCAGCTCTAGATTCATGGTATATACGACTTTCAGTATTCTTATTAGTATTTACTATGACCCCATCGTCAGGATTAAGTAACGTACGTTTTAAATCTGATACGTCCTCTTTCATTTTTTGAAAATCATTAGCCATCTGCTTTAACTCTCCATTCGGCATGTGAGTTTTAACATGTTTTATTTCTGCTAATACAGATTCAAGTAAATCTTTTTGGGTCATTGCAAATAGTTTATTATAAATATATAATTTATTCTAAACGTTTACGTACTAAGGTAGAATATTCTAAAACTTTTTTAGTAATAGTTTCCTCGTATTGTTTTTTATTATGTTTCCAATCTTCTACGTCACCTTGCTCAGTAACAAATGTATCAACTTCAGATATTTTATCTTTTAACCATAATTCTAAATCATATAAGAAGCCTTCCATATTATTCTGCATCATTTGCTTCTCATACTGTTCAAACAGTCCTGCTTTCCTTAAAGAACTTTCGTATTCAACTGTACAAGGATCAAAACAAAAACCATGAATACGGTACATCTTTTTAGCTAAATGGTGTCTTAAAGGACCCCCGCATTTAGGACAAGTAAGTGGTAATCTTGATGCTGACTTAGCTTTATCTAGCTTAGTTATATTCTGCTTAAGACCATTTTTTATAGTCCAAGTTTTGCCATTTTCTTCCCATATGTCTCCCTCCGTATGGTGTTCAGAAGATTTTCTGTACCCAAGTTGGGTTTTTGTTTTAGCAGTAAAATCTTTTTTAACTAAGTTTCTTACCCTTTCAACGTCTGATTTTTTAAACTCTTTTTTTAGTAAAGATTCACTCATAACCTAACTCTTTTAATTTTTCTAATACATGGTTAACGTTTCCGTCTTTACATCTAATAGCTATACCGCCTTTAGAAGCCCATTCATTTATATTTGATTTTTTATCGTCTATTAATATACTATTTTCATTTGCGTATCTCTGCTTATCTTTTGAATATGCAAAAATAACTTTTGGTTTTGGATTGAGGTTATTTTTAACCCATAAATTCTTACCGAGTCGAGAATTGTTATCTCTAGAAGGAGAAGTAAGTAAATGTGGTCTATAAGGAGAAATAAAATTCCATAACTCTTTACCTTGGGGCATAAAACCCATACCCACCCAAAATCTTACACCTACTTCTACATCTACAAGATTCCAAAAAGCAGGTAAACCTTTTTGCTTCTCATATTCTTGTGGATGCATACCAGTAAAATGTTCAAACCTTCCTTCAAAGTTAGTTAAAACTCCATCCATGTCGCAATAAATTTGATATGGAGGTTTTTCTTTTTGTTCTGGGATAGGGTAAGCTTCCAATAAGTCTACTATACTTGTATTCATAACCTTTGTTTTATTCCTAATGCAGGTAATCTTTTTCTCATTAAGTTTAAAATATTTTCATAATCATCTTTAGGAAGATTTTGATCATCAAAATATTGTTTAACTACGTCTGCAAAAGGACGTTTTTCTTTTTTAGCACGAAAATACATTCCTTGAATATTCGCATCAACTTCTTTTGCTAATTTAAAATAATCTCCTTTAGGTAGTGCTCCAGTTTTTACTAATGCTCTTACTAGTGAATCATCATCCATATATTTACCTGATTTAAGGTTATCAGAATCACTATGGGTAAGATGTTCTATTTCATGTCTAACTATATCTTTTAAAGTAAAAGCTATATCTTTGAATGCATCAGGTACTTCTTTAGGGTTGTACGAGACTATAACTCTTATACTATCATTCTGTTCTCCGGTTTCATCATAATCAGCATCACCATCAACAGCAAAATATTCGACTGAGCCGGTAGGTATAAAATCACCAAAAACATTAAAATCTAAATCATCGGTTTCATAATTTTTATAAAAAGAAGTTTCGCCATTTTTTAAAGACTTAAACAAATCAGAGGATACTTGATTACTTATTTTATCATATCTTCCTTCAGCCATAACCTTTTTTTTATTTTTGTAATTATCTTCCCAGTTTCTGAAAGTAATATTTCCTTTTAAGTACGCTTCTTTTTCTATCTCTAACAGATCATCATCTTCATTTGTATTAGTAGTACCAATATTACCTAATCTACCTTCTAAGTTTTGCATATGATGAATCATCTCGTGTACAAAAGATCTTACTATATCTTTAGGATGTCTACCTTCTACAAATAAAACTATTTCTTTTACATTAGGATCATAGTAAGCAGTTTTGCCAAAAAAGTTTGAGGCATTAGCTTCGTCTCTATTGATCTTTATTTCAGGTAAAGGAGTTACTTTCATACCCTCATCTATCATATACTCTAATACTGAAGCCATATATTTAGTATATTTAGGAACTTCAGATTTTTCAGTAACACTTTTTGAAAACGGAGCTTCAGATGTAAACATTTCCTCAAAAAGATTTTCCATCTTTTCGTTCATTATTTCGGATATGATATTATCTTTAAGCATCTTTAATATAGATAGTAGTTCTTCTCTATTAAGTTGCGAAGGAAAGAAGTCTCTTAATTCATCTAAATTACCACTTAAAGCAGCTTGTCTCAATTGTGAAGCCCTTACATTATTTCCTTTAGCAGCAGGTATAACTAAACCCTGTACATGAGGAGTATTTGTAAAAGTAGTAATTCTTCTTAAATCGATTAAATCTTCTTCACTCCTTATTCCTGTAATAGCATAAAAGTTATCATTAGTATTTGCTTTAGCATAATCTTTAGCAGCAAACATAGGATTCTTTTCACCATCCATAACTTCTATTCCAGGTAAATATTTAGAATATATTTTCCATATAGCTATAGATTCTCCTTTAGTTATTCCATTTCTTTCTCCTCCTCCAGGAAATACTATTACCTTATTAATTTTATCTACTATACTCTTTTTTCCAGAAAGAGAAGATGAACCAGCATCTTTATAATTATCTTTAGTATATACCTGACCATTATGAGTACCGTTAAGTAAACTTTTAACGACTTCGAAATGACCTCTATGAGGTGGTTTAAATGCTCCTGGATATAATGCTATCATATTTATAAATCTTTGGGAAGAGTTTCATCTTCTAAGTCAAATCCGTGATCGTCAACTCCACATACCGAATCAGCAAGTTTTTTAAGTTCTTCTTTTGAATTAATAGTAGTCACACTTTCTACAGTTACGTTTTTACCATCGGTTATAATACTGAAATTTTTATTCCAATTAGTAACCGCTCTTTTACACATACCGTTTTTAGCTACTGAAAAGTGCATAGGATTTTCTACTCCTTCTACAGCATTTAAATAATAAGCAATTTTATTACTATCATACTCTTGTTTAAATTTTATATCTTCATTATCCACAGCTGCCTGTTCAGGATCATCGTCAAAAACATAATCCATTATCTCTAATCCTTCTTTAATTTTTACTTTATGTAAATAATAAGGAAAAGGTATTTTAGATTCCATATAAAATATTCCTATAGCTCTATCTAAAGCTTGTGCTATAGTACCTACGTGAAAAGTTGGATCACCAGAAAAACTACTCTTTCTATCCGACACATGGTAACTAATTTCAGGTAACACTTTAGAAGGTGCTTTTATTCCCGTTTTTTCAAGTAATATTTTAGATAGTTTTATCATAAAAACGCTTGTACTTTTTGATCTATTTCAGCAGGAGATGAATGTTGTAGTAATTCTTGAAACGTAGGATTAAATACCATATCAGCAATACTATCTAATACTGCGTCATTATCTCTATCAGTATTAACTTTTTTATCTCTATACTTTTTAACTACATCTCTTAACTTATCTTCTCCAGGTCCAGTACCTATCTTTTGATAAGTTTTTAAGAAAGCTGTTTTAAGAGCTTTATCTTCTGATCTATTATCTTTATTCCAATCTACGTTTACTACAGCTTTGTTAAATTCTTGCTCTTCTTCTTGAGACATTACTACTGGTTTGAAGAAAGAGCTTTTACCTGCTCCTGTTTTTTCATTATAAGCTTTTAAGTAATCTTTTATTCCTGTAGTACCGTTTTTAGCTGCAGTATTAAATGCTTCTATTTCTTTTTTAAATTCTCCTCCTCTATCATTTACAAAAATAGAAAGATTACCTTTAAGTTTCTTTTTAAAGTCTCCTATCTTTTGATAAGCATTTCTCCAGGTTAAGAATACTGAAGAAGCAGGTATGTTTCTACCTCTTTGAAAGTTAGATATATAAGATATCATAGGATGAGTATACACCATAACCATATATACGTCATAACCGCCTTTAAGAAGCTTGTTTAAGTTTTCATCAAACTTAGCCCCTGATGCTGTAGTATCCCAAACTAGGCTAATTTTATCTTCTGCTGCTGCTAGTACGTCCTTCTCTACTTGACGACTGGCTGCCCCTAGATTGTTGAAGTACGGATGATCCTTGTCCTCTACGTATTTGTCTGGGTTGAATTGTGTTAGGCTGTCGAGGTTGAGTTTGTTGAGAAGGTACGACTTGCCTGATCCCGCTCCTCCTGCCATTATTACGGCTTTGGGTCGGTTGGTTTGTTCTGCCAATATTATATCTGATAGTTTCATTACTTTTTAATCTTGGTTGTGTTCTTCCTCTAGGGCTGTTAACTCTAATTCTAGTTTTTGGTTTAACCGACGGTTTATAAGGTATGTTATTATAAATAGGGCGGCGGACGTTCCAATTAAAGTAAGGCCACTGCCAACTGCTGTATCTAAAGTTCCAGTAGTTATTGTAGTTCCAACCGTACCAGTTATAGTTGTAATCCAAGAAATAGGATCTGTTGAAATCATAGGATCTATTAAAGTATTGACTACTGTAAGGGACTTGTATTGTATCTCCTGATTTATTAACTGCAAGTACGTGTTCAATATCATAACCTTTATTTTTTGTTATCAGAGTGTAACTCCCACAACTATATAAAGATAAGAAAATAAATACATATATCAAACTTTTTTTCATACTTTTACTGTAGTTGGGTAACTATTATAAATAGGTTCAGTATTTGGGTTTTCTAATTCGTATAATTTATAAATAAGTTTAAACAGTTCGAAATTTTTTTCAATCTCATCTATCTGTAGCAGCTTCCATCCTTTACCTTGTATAACTTTTTTCTGTTTTGACGGCCCTCTTGATTGTGCTTTTAGCCAAAGTATAGCAGTTCTATCAATCTTTATATCTCTACTCTCCTC